CGCTTTCACCTGTATCACCTTCGTTAGGTTTTACTAGTACACCGTCAACTGAATTCATTTGTACTGTATTAATACATTTACGCAAATCTGGATATGTTGCTTTTACATATGTGTCAAGAACATCTAAGTCTGGAGTTACACCTTCTGTAATAAGAATCTCTGCAACTCTTGCTGTAAACTCTGTTTGATCAATCTTAGCAATATGAAAGCCTTGACATCTGCTGTGGATAGCAGGAATAATTCTATTCGGATAATTGCAAGTAAGAATAAAACGTGCTGTAGTATGATACTCCTCCATAACGCCACGTAGTGCTGCTTGTGCGTTCGGTGATAAGTAATCAGCCTCGTCTAACAGTACAACCTTAAATTCTCCAAATGGAATCATCTGTACAAAGTTAACAATCTTGTCACGTACATCATCAACACTGTTAGTACGACTTGCGTTAATCTCTAGTATGTCTAATGGATTTACTTCAAGTTCATTAAACAACAATTTCGCAAGTGTTGTTTTACCAATACCTGCGTTACCACTAAACAACAAATGTGGAATAGTGTTTTCTTTGATCCAAGTGTTTACTTGACTGCGCTGTGCATCATCTCTAAATACATAACCATCTACTGTATTAGGACGATACTTCTCTACCCATAATTCTTTCATTCGCTATCTCTTTTTTGCACATGACGTTTAATAACAGCCCGAGGAACCTCAGGACATGCATCAGCAATTTCTTCCTCTGTAAATGAATCAGGATGTCTAATACCATACTTATTAAATTGATCTAATGCCCAACTTGCTGCATCTTCTTTAGTCTTAAACATCAGGTCTCATTCCTTTTCTAGTAAATTCTTTTGCACGTTTAATTTGATCTTTCTTACTTAGTCGTGTTCCAGCAAGGTGATGTTTCCACTCTTGCAAGAGTCGTTTCTTTTCTTCTTTTTCGCTGTATAATCTTTGCGCTTCTAAAAAGTCGCCCGCAGTTGTAAACTTCAAGTCGTCCATGTTAACCTCTTATAGTTACATTTAGTTTAGCATAGTTTTAGAATGTTGTCAATAAAATCAACCACTTACGTAGGTTTTATTTTTTGGACGGTACCATACTTTTTGATCGTGTATGCGTCCAAGTAGTTCGAGAATTTCGTCCATTTCTTGTTTGAGTTGTTCAGATGTTTCGCCTTGAGCAATAGCCAGGCCCCTACGACCTGCTTTTGCTCTTAGTGCATGTTCAATTATCTCAATGTCTCTTACATTAAGTTCGAATGTAGTGTTAGGCTTCAAGTTCTATTACCTCGCAACGCAAAGAACAGTCCACCAACCCATAGCATAACATGAAATGGATCGTCAATTAAAAATGACATAAAGCTATCGGGTTCTAGTGTCCAAATAACTCCGGTCATAATACTACAAATTACAATGCCCGAGAAGCGTGTAATTAAGTCTTGTAATTCTTTAAATGCTTTAATAATTACAAGTCCGCCGATTGCTAATCCTATACCAGCACCGATTTCACCATATATAACAAACCACCATACTAGTGCCGGCAAGTCCATTGCTTCTGCGTCTTCTACAGTATATGGTAATTTACTAAATCCTTGGGTTAAGAAAACTACAATCAAAGGAATACGTATGAGCCAATGGCTCATACAGAATTCAGGAATTTTTGCGGTTATACGCTGTGCAAAAGCTGCCATTATAGATCACCTAATAATGCTTTCAGCTTCTTCTTTGACTTGCCACGTACTTTTGCACCTGACACATCGTTATCACCATCACCTACTACTACGAGCGCAATCATGCCCATGCTTTTGTGTGGCGTACACTGATACAAATACACACCTGGTGTGTCAAATGTAATCGCAACTTCTTTACCTAGTTTTGATTTCTTCGGTGCGTCCCAACCATCAGGACCTGCAATAAATTCTACATTGTGTCCTTTTTGTGTCGGTACCCAAGTAATTGTATCGCCTACATCAATGCGAGCAATATCTTCTGAGTACACCATCTTAGCGCCATCTTCACGCTTATTGAGCATATCGATTGTCATATCCTCTGCCAGTGCCGGTGTGGCCAGTGCGAGGACAAGACTTACTGTTGTTAATAAATTTCTCATTTCTTATCCTTTACGTTGAGATTGGACGGATTGTATTGTTCGCCATTATAAGCAGGATAGGTGTCGTCCTCTACCCCAAAATTACATGCGGCGACAATTGCTAGAAATGCAATAGCTCCGTATGTAGTAATTTTTGACCATTTAATAAAGCCTTCAAAAGTTTCTTCGGCTTCTTTTTGAGCTGCTGCTTTAACTTCGTCTACCATAAAGAGCTACCTCGTTTAATTTGGTATAGTTAAGTTTAGGATGTAGTACAGTATAGATTAAACTCGAATGTAGTTTTTTCATCTGCCTGTCACCGTTGGTAAGTGTTTAGCCCAAGGAAACTCTAAAAGTGGACGAAAGTCACTATGTGTTTCATTTACTATTTTTACCTTCATTTCTAATTTTAAATCGTTAGCTACATATCTTTCAGCTTCTTCGTGACAACCGAATTCTTTTTCAAAAAACTCGCCTGTTGTGTTATTTGTTATTATATAAATCATTTGTTAAGTCCAAAGCAAGGTAAGATGTTGACATTGCAGTAACGACCGTATTCTTCAAGTCCTACCATTGCCATTAGCATTAATACTGGTACAACAGCAATCATAAAAACGATAGTTAAAAAAGCCAATCCTAAACCTTTAGTTGTACAATATTCTGTTTGTTCACTCATCTTTTGACTCCATGTATGATACAAGTGCGTTAAAATAAATTAGTCCTGCAATTGGAAATAATGCTAAAAAGCCTAACATCATTCCAACAATATAGTATGTTTCGTTCATGATCCCCATCCTGCAAATTCATCCTTGTTTTTCATTCTGATGTGTCTTGTTGGCAGATATTGTTCTGCCTTTCCTAGACTGCGAAAGCTAGTATTATTACTAAGCCATCGTTTTAGTTGGTCTTCATCTTTAAATGTCATTTCTTGGACATCTCCAGAGTGCTCGCATAGTATCGTATACTTCATCAATTATGCTCACCGCCTGTGCCACGTCCGTTATAACCTGACAGTGCTCTATTAACACGCTGTGGGCGTTTATCAGCTTCACGCATTGTTGCCGCAGTAATAAAAATGCCTGCAATTAAAATAGTATGAATTGCTGCACTAATACCAAAATACGAAATACTACCAATGTACAATGCAAAGATTGCACACCACATATAAGCTAATAGTTGAAATACCATATGTCCTACCATTGGATCTAGTTTACGTAAAGGTGAGTGTTCAATGGTCATTACACTTTTCCACGCACTCTTGGCTCCTTTAAAAATGCCAATTGGTGGAAAGATATCTGTGGGTTTATAATCCATAATTTTTCTCCGTCTGTGTGTTTTTGTGTTACTACAATATACTATATAGCACGGTACTTACCAAAGTCAAACATTTTTTGGTAAAAAAGATTAATTTTTTAATCTTTTATTAACGTACTCCATTTTTTAAGTTTATTTTTCTTTACTTGCGATCGTGCTTGTACTTCGTCCCAAGTAACAACTCTATGTTGTATCATAAGATCCAGCATACATTGTACATCGCCAAGTTCTTCTAGAAGTTTAATCCGTTGATCGTCTTCAATGTCACTAACAGTTTTATACTTTCGTATAATCTTTGAACAACGTTGTGTAAGTTCGCCGCATTCCTCAGCAGTAATAATCATTAACTGTTGTAGGGTATTAATAGGACTATTTTTCAATGCCCAACTCCTTGTATACCATTTGCACACCTTTGGCTTGGAAGTAAGCATCTGCTAGTGCGTTGTGCAAGTCACTTTGCATTGCTTTGCGTGGATCTACTTTTGCCATGCTGAACAATGTTCTACTATCACGCACCTGCCAAAACTGCCATGGGATACCTTTGCCACGCTGTCTTAGCATGTCTTCAATAATAGTGATATCAAATCCGTAACCGTGTCCCCACAGTACATCAACACCTACCATCCACTTAGGTAGGCTGTCTAAGAACACATCCATATGCTCTCGACCTTCTGCACTAAAAGCTTCTTCTTGTATCTTTGGATCCTGCTTACCCCACCAAGCAATAGTATCATCACTAACATCACGATTTTGTGTATCTAAATCTAATTTGTAGTAAAACTCGCTATGCGGTTCTAAGTCGCTCTTCGGATCGAACTTCACACCACCCACTGTTAGCACTGCTGCTTGTGGAGTAGTGTGAAGTGTTTCTAAGTCGATCATTGCATGTATCATTGTTCTGTTGTAACTCCTAGGTGTGTCTGTTTTTTCATAGATATACTATCGTGTATTAAATCTACATATGCATCAATTTCATCCGATGTTGCTAATTCAGCATTTAACGATTGTAGTGCTTCAATACAACGTTTTTGCATTTCTTCAGGCAATACTCCGTCAACATATTCTTTACGTAACGGATGTATAACATCAGCAGGCTTTAATATTCTACGCATCTACATAATCTAAAAGTTGCAATTTTCTCATTATAGCATCGACTGCATTAGGTGTCAAGCCTGGAATGACATCGTCGTTGTCGTGTATACCCGGCAACTGTACAAACATATCTTGATCAAATACTGCTGCTTCGTACAGAGTGGCACCGGGTAGTAAAACAACACTCAGCTGATACCGACCAAACTGTTGCTTTGCTTGGAAGTGACCAGCTCTTACTTCTTTAAAATTTAGTGTATTAAACATTTTCATGTGAATTCTACCTTTACTACGTTTCCATTAGGATCAGTCATTACGTGTGTTCTTCTTACCGGGGCGTATGCCCTAGTTTTAGTTCTCCACCACTCATTAGCTTCTTCTTGAGTGTCTACAACAAGTCCGTTCCATTCAAGTCCGTCATCGGGCCTCAATGGATTAGGCTTACTAAATGTTGATGTTATTGTCCAGTTCATTTCTTCCCCGATTCTGATCCCATGCCACTTAAAATTAACAAAACATACAAAATAGGCCAAGCCCATCCTGTTAAGTATCCAGTAATATGCAGCACCATTAGTGCAACGCCTGCTGCACCAGCTGTGCCTATGCCTGTTTTATTCTGCGGTATTTTCATCAAATCTATCCTCAACTGCTTTTATGTGTTTGCACTTCTTAAATGCAGGGCAATCACAAGTAAAGCCTTTGTCTAGCATTTCAATATTGTAAGTGCCCTTGCTGCCTTCAGCATTCCACACTGTGCCAACAGCCCAGTGTGACTTAGTACTGACAATATCGCTAGGATAAATTCTAGGACCATACTTAGACATGTTGCACCTCTTTGTTATACGTTACTATAACATAGAGAGTACTAGGTGTCAACCATTTTCGCTCGGGCACGTTCATAAAAACGCCACACTTCCCAACCTAAGGCTAACATTATGCCTGTTATAAAGCCGCCGCCCATCAGTGTTACAATTAATAACACTGACAGGAGATGTGACATCATAAAGATAACAACAAAATCATACCATTGAAAGTTTTCAAATATAGTATCGTCTAGCATTCTTCTAAAAATGCAATTGTCAGGTCTAGTGCTGCTTGCAAATCTCTTTTGTCTACCATTTCTGTTACTGTATGAATATAACGTGTTCCTACTGCAAGATTTACTGCTCTCGAACCATTACCTGCTCGTTGTCCTGCTGCTGCATCTTGGCCACCTGCTGCTGATGCTTTACGCTGATAGGGTATTTCTCTTTCATCAGCAATTGACATTAGCTGTTTAGCAGTTTCTTTGTGTGCAATCATACTACCATCACGAATACCTACACATACGCCTTTGCCTAGTGTGCTTGTAGTTTGCCTACCTGGTACACCGGGTGTATCACACGCAAGCGTTGTGTCTAAGCCTAGCGTAATTTCAGGAGCAATGCTATGCGATGCAGTTTGTGCTCCACGTAGTCCTACTTCTTCCTGTACAGTAAATACGACATACAAGTCAGCATCGCCTTTGTAGTTTCTAAGTGTTTCAATACCTAGCCAACAAGCGATACGATTGTCCAATGCTTTACTTACAAGTCTATTTTCGCCCATTTCCAAGAACGGCTCATCCATTACAACCCAGTCACCTACTTTGACAAAGTCTTTTGTATCTTTGCCACGCCCGATGTCAATCATAAACTCGTCAGGTGCCGGAACGTTCTTTCTATCTTCAGGCTTTGCTAAGTGTACTGGTAATCCTGCTGGATTCATTACACCTTTAATATCTCCATCGTCTGTGCATACTAGCACTCTACGTGAGAACAAGTTACGTGCATCAAATCCACCTAATGGCTGTACGTGAATAAATCCTTCGTCGCTAACATAGTTAACAATAAACCCAATCTCATCCATATGGCATAGGAGTTGTACTTTGGTACCAGTTCCTGGCTTATGCACAATTAGATTGCCCATAGGATCTGTATCAAACTCAAACTTATCTATGCCAATGTGCATGATCTCGTGTGTAATAACACGTCTTACACGTTCTTCATTACCTGCGATACCTGGAGTTTCACACAGTGCTTTAAGTAAGTTAATATTCATTAAAATTCTCCTCCGTCTTTTCCGACAAATTGTTGCAGATTAGGCGCTCGCCATCCGACTGGTTTTAGTACTTTGCCGTCTTCACGTTTGCGTACTTTACCTGTTGAAGGGTCGATCTTAGCAAAGTTTGTTGCCATTACTTCTTTCCAAGCTGCTTCACCATTCCAACCAGCAGCACGAATCGCACCCATAGTAACAACTAAGATGTCTACTAGTGCATCTAACTGCTCTACACGATCGTTATTATTGACTGCTTCAACTAGTTCACCGTATTCTTCGTCGATAAGACTTAGATACATTTTATAGTTTGATTCAGTTGCTGGTTGATCACATGCTGTTGCAAAGCGATCTATATCGTTAAAAACGTTTGTCATCTTATTCCTTGTTTTCTTTTTTCTAATTCTTCAGATAATGCAGCCATAGTTTCCATCATCTTTTTCTGCATTCTCAAGTCGTCGGTATGGTAAAGATTAGCGTCCATTCTAGCTAATCTTTTCTCAATTTCTTGTGTTGATATAAATTTAAAAACACTAGGATCTATCATACCGATACTGCGTCTCCGTCTGCATATTCCTTACCAATAGTATGCCCAGTAGGTTCTTCTGTACTCCATCCTAGTATACTTTCAGCTTCGACCATACGCAATGTGTCTTCACCATTACCGTCATCTATCTTTATACCTCGAGTCCAACGGCCATGCTCTACCAATACCCAATCTCCAGTATTATACTCATCTGTATTTTCTGGACCCTTGGAATGTACTCTACCCCAGCGTGGATAGATACCTCTAGTTTCTCCGTCGTCTGATCTTAGTATTAATCCTCCGGATGTCTTTTGTTCTCCGAAATTCATTTCGCTTACAATTACTCTATCATGAATAGGGTTAAGTGTGCCATTGTATGTTTTCATTATTATCCTCTTTTTACAAAATTTCCGTCTTCGTCTTCGACCCATTCGTCATCGAAGTCTAATTCGTTTTCTTTAACATCATTTACAACTGGTGCTTTTGCTTTTTTAGCTTTTGCTTTCGGTGCTGCTGGTGCTGGCGTTGGTGCAGGCGCTGCCGCAGGTGCCGCTGGTGCTTGATCTGGAACAATAGCAGAAGATCCATAATATTCTTTAGATGCTTCTTCTCTTGTTTTAATAATTTTATTGCCTGCACCTAATGTATCGCCACGTGCATTTACTCTAGCATTACCGACTGCTGGTGTTAGTTCGTTTTTCTTCTGCAGTAAACTCATATCTACATTTTTACCACGTAAGCTCGTATGTGTATTTTTAGCCATTATATTCTCCTGTTATATGCATATTTATCTTAAAAATTCACGCCAATCTAAATCATATTTAATACTATCAATTTTGTGTACACCTATTAAGTATAGCACATAACTTGCTACACTTGATCCACGTCCTACACCCCATACAATATCATTCTCACGCATAAAGTCTACAAGATAGATCATATACTGTAGCAGAGGCTTCATACCTCTGCCTTCAAACTCTGCAAGTTCTTCAGCACATCTTGCTGTTTCTTCTTGTGTTTCACACTTTGCTAGGATAAAGTTATGTACATTAATGGCTTTATATGCATCAGGCATAAACCATTCTGATTGCAATGCACCGTCAAAAGTCTTTTGATCTACATCAAGTGCAATATACTTAGTAAGCTCAGGCAAGTGTTGATCTTGCATAGCTGCGTTAAATTTATCTATGTCATCCGACGGATCACACAATACAACATGACACTTGTCAGCATGACCTGAATAGATCATATCTATAAGATCGCGGTTAGAGAATCGTGGAATACCTAAGTCATCAGTTTTCATTAACATACTCTTATTTTAACTTACATTTATTAGATTGTCAAGTGGAGAATCGTCATCTCCTTGCATTTTTTTATATTGCTTCGCTTGTCTTGCTCTTGACTCATCTTTAAACATTTCTAGTATAACATTTATTTGCTGTTGAACAGCAGGATTGTGTGTCATAAAATATTTACGACTAAGTTCAATAATTTTATCTTCGATTTCAGAATCGGTGAGATCCGTTAAACTATCTACAAGTGGATTAAACATAGTATTACTTATTTAAATGTTGAATTGATAGTTTGCAAATAGAATATATTTTTCTTTATCGTCTTCTATGCTGTTTTTAATAATATATCTATCCAAATCAAAATTTATATTTTTAAAGTTAAAGTTTGATTCTGTAATATTTTTAATAATTGCATCTGAGTCGCCTGGGTTACAATAACATAATACAACTGCATTTGTATGTTCAGTTTGCACAACTCCTTCTTGCGGTGTACGCATCCATAACGGTAAGTAATCTCTATCAGTATCGCCTATTGCTCTTATGTTAGATCGCATATGTTCTAAACTTACTCTGTGTCTAACATTATCTGTAGACTGGCTTATTTTTATAGCATCACTATCAACTTTGATTGTGTTTGCAATAGGACGTAGTCTTTTAGGCTCAGAATCTAATAGTTCAAGTTTTATTGATACACCTGCTTCACCACCGTTTCTAAGCTCAACTTCAAAGTCGTCTTTATCTACGTTAAGTTTAATATCACCGTCTCGTGTTTCGATTAAGATTGTACCTGTAGTTTTTTGGTATACAAATTTTACAGTATTTCTGCCTTCAATAGCAAGTACACTTTCACCAGATCCAATTTTTGAATTATCATCTAGAGCACTATACTGTACACTGTCAACTGTAATTTTATTCTTAGTTTCAATACTAAATGATTTTTGTGTCAATCCTGTCTTGCTCTCTGCCGGGTCAATAACAGGAATATAAACAACTTCATATATCGGAGTATTCTGTCCAGGCTGTTTTGCTACTGCCTTTGTCGGCGCACCTAAGATATAGTTTTTACGTTTATGATTCTTCGCTGCTGCACTTACAAATTCATCTATTAAACTTTTTTCAATACCTGCATATATGAGCATTTCCATTTCACGCTTTACGCCAAACATAGGATCGCTTACTCTATATATTTTTGTCTGATCAAATATTTCTGGGTTTGTCATAAACTCTTTATATGACTTACGCATTGTAGTTTCTAATAAAGGTTTTGCTACAATGTCAGTATATTCCATTTTTGTAGGTTCAACAACTTTTAGTGTAAACTCACGTGATGTTGCATTTAGTCCAAACCTATCTCTAGCTCTTACTGTAAACTTAAATGTTTCTTCGTATAAAAATTCACTAGAGTCATTTGCGCTATCTTTCCAAGCCTCTGGTTTACCTATTAGTAACCCTCGATATGATAGTTCAATTCCTTGTGGCAGTGTACCTGCCGTCAAGTCGTAAAGCATTGGACTTTCAATGTTAACTGTTTCTGCTTCAACAAACAAGTATGTAGGCTTGTCAGTCTGTACAGTTCCTAAATCAGCCGGTGTATTCCAAACGATATTACTATCTATTTCGCCTATTACTGCAAGTTCAAATGTTTTACTTTTAGTTGGTTGTGTAGTTTCGTCAACACTGCTAACTATAAGATTCTTTTTAAAGAAGTCATCTTTTAATAGAGCTATACCTATATTTCTATTTTTATCAAGTTGTGCAACAATATTGCTACCAAACGTTATTTTATCAAAGTTACGTGCAACTATAGTAATTTCAGCTGGACTAGAATCATATGTAAGAAATGCATCTATCTTTTCTTTAAACTGGACTAAGAATCGTGTAAAGGATGTATCTGGTAGTGTAACTTGCCATCTATGTCCTTCGACAACATTTACTTCGTAGTCAACTAACGATCCGCCGTATGTGGTTTGTAAATATGTTTTCAAATCATTTATAGTTGTGTTATCAAGTGCGTGTGAATTAATTTCGTAAGTTAAGAATTTGCTTATACTTTGCACTACATAACTATTCCCGTCAACCTTAAGTGTTCGATTTGCATATTCGTCTTTTTGCGCTTGTGAAATAGAGTTTACGTAGACAAAGTTTTGTCCAGGTTGAGCAGTTTTAAAAATTACTAAACTACTTTTAGGCGATAGTGATTCAAGTAGTGTTATAATATCATAATCATTATTAGTATCATCATAGCCGGTTACAGTTACTAGTGCATTATTAATAAACAATTGCTTGTTAACTAATGCTTCTAAATCATTTATACCATCAGATGCAGTTAAGTCAGTTTTATAAATTTTAAATTCTCTAGCACCCATTACCACGTCTTCGTAGTAAGTTCCAAATACAGTTATAGTTTCGTAGTCAACTTGTATACGTGTTGCTTTGATTGTAAATTTATAATTTTTAGTTACAGCAGGCTGATATGGAATGTATCCTGAAAGCTCACCAGTATTGCTTTGTAAACTTAATCCTTCAGGCAATTCACTAGCACTGCCGTCGTCATTAAAATCTTCTAGTTCAAATACTTCTGTACCTACAAGCGTTGGATCGTCAATAATATCTAGAAATATAGTTGTGTAATTGTTTGCTCGCTTAATGCCTAAATTTCTCGGTGTGATCCAAACTGGTGATCTTACATTTGTAGTATCAGCTCTAAATACCCCTGTACCAGCTTGCATCACAGTGTTATCTGCTGTTAAGAAATCATCACCAACTACATAGATTTGAAACTCTCTACGTACTTCTGATATACCGTCTGTTACAGTAACAGCAAATGGATAATATCTATTTAATTTTTTATAAGTTTGTAGTTCTTCAAAATACCCAAACGGTTGTGAATCATAGAAAAATGAACTATATCCGCTTTGATTACGCTGTCCGTAATCTAATGGTATGTCACCAAATGGCTGGGCATCGTAACCGCTATCTCTATATCTTTTGTCTAAACTTAGTAACGGTTCGGTTGTACCTGTAATTTTACCATCACGAGAAAGTGTAAGTCCCGGAGGTAATACTCCGTCATCATTTGCAACGTAAAAATCTAATACTTCACCTGCTAACATATCATCGTCGGTTGCAAGTAATTGAAAATCGATAAATTCGTTATCAAGTATAAACAAGGTGTCATTTGGACCTACAGGTAATAGTCCTTCTTGGCTAATCCATGCCGGATTATCCGGTCCTACAACAATAACCTTAAAATGTTGATCTTCAAAGTATCCTTGATAAAATGCACGAATAACAAATTCATACTCGGTATCTAATGCTACTTCTGCAAGTGTACCTCTAATACTATTATTAGCTAAAACTGACCCTTTAGGTAAATTTCCGCTTAACAGTTCTAATTCAATACCCGATAATCCGTTAGCTATCGGTAAAGAAAGATTTATATAAGTGCCTTCATTAAATGTTTTTAAAGTAGAACCTGAAGTTGTGCTCCATAAAGAGACTTGTGTCATTTATTGTCTCCTTTACACAATAAGATCACCTAGGTCAATTGTCCTTGTTTCAGGATCCCCAAATGTGCCCATATCTACGTCAGGATCGCCATAAAGCCATTCTTGCACACTGGCTATAGTATCGCCTAAAAATCCAAAATTCCATTCATTTTCTACAACAGCAGGAATATCACTTCTCAATGCTAATTCACCGTTTGCATTAGGAAGTGTTATAGTTCTATCTGCTGAATAATTACCCTGTGCTAGTGTAACTTTGAATCCGTTTGCATTTTGAGAATTAAATTCTAATGCTGCTGTATTTACAACTTGGTTATCTATTGGGCCTACAATTTTTCCAGTTTGATAATTAACTAAAATATTTTGGGAGTTATCAACTACATTTCCGTTAACAGTACCAGTTAGTGTAGTTGCACTTACATTTGTTGCATTAGCTATAGCAAATCCAGCAGCATCTAAGCTTGCACCGAGCACTGGTGAAGTATCTTCACTTAATTCGTTAAATGCTGATGTTATAGTTAAAGTTGAACCAACAAGCCCTGTAGAAATGCTTCCGCTACCATACAGATTAATGTTATCAGTAGTTTCTAATATTTTACTACCGCTATCTGAAACAACAACTATACGCTTTAAGCCAGTATCTACATCAATAGTTATTTTATCTTCTGCTGCTGTTAGAGTAGTATCAAACCCGCCTACAATTTTTTTGAATTGTAACTCAAAATTATTTTTCTTTGCAAATATACCTTCACCGATAGTTCCGATATTAGTTGCTGTAGTAGACTCGTCGTCTCTTAGATCCAGATCTTGGAAGTTAAGGTTTACTTTATTAAACGCTTCTCTTAGATCGTCGCCTGTACCATCGTTTGCAAAAGTTCCTATGTTAATCTGTTCTAAACTCATTGTTAATCCTTAAAATAAAATTGAAAATACAAGTGATCTAGCTTCACTTACCATTTTTCTTCTTTTACCATCTTCTATTATGTAAAATACGCCAGTATCAGAATCAAATGATATACCGCCTATACCTTCTAAAGCGGTGTTTTTAATTCTACCTACTAAATCTGTGTAAGTTTCCACTATATGTGCTTGAGCAAATCTTCTGTTAGATTGACCAACAAAAACTGTATCATCAGCTGTTGGAAATAAATCATCTGTAAATTCACCATTAAACAAGCCTGCTTCGCTTAGTGTAACATATTCAATATCTCTACCATTTGATGCTACTCTTAAAAATTTATTTTGTTTCCCGCCGTATAAATCAACAGCATTATTTGCTCTTAAATAATTTTCCGGAGTAACTGATGTGCCATCTACTTCTAGTGTAGCAGCACTCACTGTGCCTAATGACGCTACACCAGCAACATTTGTAATGGAAACATCTCTAAGATTTAAATTATCACCCTCAGGTATTTCTTTAATCTTATTATTATCAGTCACATCTAATATAAGTGGAAATCTATCTGCCATGTCTTCTTCCTATTGTAATGTATTTATGCAAAATTGCAGTCAGCTTAATGCTTGCCAACTACAATTTCGATAATTCCTTCACTTTCATTGGTTTTATTTTCTAGAGACTTACCAATTATTCTACCTGCATTAGCATCGTTATTGACTACTGCAAATCCTGGAATATCACTAGTAACTAAAATATCACCCTTTTCTACTTTGCCTATAACATTACACGGTACTCGCCCTTGTAATGCTACAGCAGCCACAAACTCGCTTTCACAATGTGAGTTCATTAAGTATGCTGGATTTGTAGAAACAACACCTGCTACTCTATGATCACTGTTGCGTGTAGTTAATGTAAGTTCTTTTTCACCACCAAATATAACTACAGTGCCTGGCTCATAATGAGTATCAGCAGTATAGTTTTCAGCAAGGTCAGCATAGTATGCTTCATTTGCAATACCTTGTACAAAGTCGATATACCCTGTGTTGTAAGTGTTAGTTGATGCGCCTATATTATAGGTTGCTGTGCTTGTTCCACCACCTTCAGGAACAATTTCCTTTGTTCTAATGTCAACTTTCAATTCAGTAGCAGTTCCATCTGTCCCCGTATCAATCACTTCAGTTCCATTAGATGCCAACACGTTTCCTGAAACATTACCTGTAACATTACCTGTAAGATCGCCAGTAACATTGCCTTCAACATCGCCAGTTAAGTTAGCAGTAACTTTAGTTGTAGTTAGATTGCCTGAATCAGGATTATAAGTTAAATGTGTATTATCATCATCAATCTTAATTCTACTATAACTAGGGTCATTTGGCGTGCTTGCTGCATCCACAAATGTAATTTGATAATCTATGTTATCATTTACAACATCAATTTCAACATTGTTTGCATTGTCTGCCTTATCTGCTGTTCCAGCAAATGTTGCATCACCGTTGTGTGTAGTACCAGTATATGTTCCTGTCTCTACTATCTTAGTAGTTGCTAAGCCATCACTTGTAATTGCATACACATCACCCATTACATCACCAGTTAAGTTACCAACAAAGTTTACGTCAGCAACAAAGTTTCTGGCATGCATTGTATTATACTTGAAACTTGTAGATCCGATGTTATATCCTGCACTTGCAGTTGACGCATCTGCGTCTGGCTCTTGTCCGTAACTAGAGAATATTGCTGGAACATCACTTCGCCCGCCGCTTTGATTTGATACAACAACACCAACTTGTCCTGCTGCTGTTTTACCAGTACCTGCGCCGATTGATATCCCTGTACTATAAGCGTTTTTCTCATCAGGAGCTTCTATAAAACTCATATAGTTCCAGCGACTTGCTAATGCTTTTTCTGTGCCATATGTACTGTTAGTTTTAAGTGAGCTTTCTAGAACAAAATCTTGTCCAGCACTGCCATCACCGATCATATCAAAATCTGCTGTAATTCTAGCAACTTCTGCACCGGCTGCACCTCTAGCAGTAAGTATTGTACCCTGCCCTGGTGTTTTAAAGGTAATGTCAGTGTTATCAGTATCAAATATTATTTGAGTATTGTTAGTTCCTACAATAAGTTTTTTGACATGTACACTACCATTTGCAGTAGTCTTTACAATACTATCATTTGCTGCTGATGTTGTAATACCAGTTATGTCGTATGTTTCATTACCAGTTCTAATAACTGCGCCTGTATCAGCATCAGGAATATCAGTATGTAATACACCACCGCCTGTGTCAACTACAGTATTAAATGATACTTCTTCAACTGCACCTGTTGCTGCTGTTGATCTACCTAAAACAGTTTCTGTTGCAATATGTGCAAGATTTGCTTTTTCAACACCAGTAGTTGCATTTGATGCCGTAGCAATCTCAGCCCACCCATCAGTTAATGTAAATTGAGTACCATGAAATGCAACTAGTCCTAAATCGTTTTGACTTATTCCAGTAGCATTTGCTCTAGTTGTTGCAGCATTCATTGCAAGTTTACTTTGCGCAATAGCTGCTGATGCATTTACATCTGCATTTACTATACTACCTGCTTTATATTGAACATCTAGTGTAAGACTACGTCCAGTTGGGTTACCGCCTGATTGACTTGTATTACGTGTAGCTGAAAAATCAACATCAGCTCCTGCATCAAAAATACCGTTCATCCATTCGTATTCTGGAAAGTTAATTGTAGTAGCACTTGGACCAGCCACAACTGATATTACTTCATCTTCAACAAATTCAAAAGCGTTAGTAGAATCATAAGTTAGATATTGTACAGTACCTAATTTTACATCACTTTCTGTAGCAAAGTCTATTACTAAACCAGTTGCACCCGAAGTGCCGCCTGTAATAACTTGTCCTAGTTCAAACAATCCGCCTGTAATACCTTTTACTCCGATTTTCTGTTTACCTGACGCAATAAGGAATTGTGTTTCTTGTGCATCGTAAATTGTAGTGTCAGTTAGATCATTTAGTGAGTCAATTGCTCCGGCGACTGCGTCTACATAGCTCTTGCGTGTAGCATCTGTATCTGCTTCAGGGAACGTTAAGCCAGTAACCATTTGGCCATTCATTCTTAAATCACCTGTCATTTGGTTTGCACCGTTGGCAAGTAAAATACTAGGCCCTAATGGATTTGGAACTGTTTGCCCTTCAACATCAACACCAAAGCGTCTGTCAACATAGCCACGTACTGCACTCTCAGTTGGAACAGAATCAGTAGCATTATCTGCCATACTAGCATCTGTACTAAATTCAGCAATAACAACACCACGTTTAAATCCTAGCCCGTCAACATTTGAAAGAGCAATACTTGCTTCAAAACTAACAGCACCAGTACCTTGGTCAACGCTAAAGAAACGTCCTACTCTAAACATACCGTTTTGGTCTGTACTTACGTAGAACACACGACCTTTACCACGTTCAATAACTTCGTTAGCTTGATCTGGGTCTCTTGGTGCACCAAAAATAACATTTGGATAGTTACTTGTATTGTACGACCCTGTACCAACATCTAGGAAATCGTGTCCTGTTGCTCTACATGTACTGATGTTAACTGTAACATCACCTAATGCACCTGCTGCTAGTCCGGCTCGAACAGTATATGCTGGATTAAGAACAATACTTGCCGGTAAGCCAGCGCCTGCATGTGATGTATTAATATCGTGTCCAACAGGTAGAATGTCGACAATACCATATAAGTTATTAGGATTAATTATGTTATCAAGTGTTTGCACAATATCGTTGCCTGCGCCATCGTCACCAACGCCTCTGTAGTTAAACACATAGAACTTCGTACCTTGATATGTAAATATCGGCGCTTCAGCTGTTAGTGTATCTGCTGTCCATCCTACAGGACGGTTTGCTGCAGGTGTTCTAGCGTTGTTGTTCATTCTGTTAATGTCTTTAGCATCCGTTGGCGCTTCAATTGCCAACACTACGTCATCTACAGAATTACCTTTTGTAGTACCACCTGTAAGAGGTTGATTATCTAACCCAGTTACGTTACCGATTGGTTCAGCTGCATAACTGTTATTAACTTGTAATCTAATGTAATCAAATACAGTATCAATACCTGCTGCTACTTCATCTGATTCAAGTTCGTCACCTACACTGTTTGAATTCTGGAAACTAATTGATCTATAAACTTGATCTTTGTTTTCATCAAACACAATAGCTGTACTAGGACGAATTGTTAAAGTTTGAATATTAGTTAAGTCATCAAGAACATGAATACTGTTTCGTCTATATTCAATGAATGTATCTAACGGAACAGCTTCTGCAAGGCCTTCGGAACTAAATCCGCCGTCATTGCCGCTTGATAAATTTAATTTGTAGATATAGTTGTTATATATCGGTGTTAAATCATCCCCAGCAAAAGCACCTGATATAGTAACTCCTGTAATAGATCCTATCCCACCAGCCGCACCGGCATCAATTTCAGATACTGTAATAGTTGCATCGTTAAGAGGTGTAGCACCACCTAATTTTGTACCTACAATAGTAAACGTTTCGCCTACAGCATAACCTGTACCTGCTGTTGTTATAATAGCTTCGTAACCATTTGTTACGTTCTTCAATATAGTAAACATAGCATTTGTACCAGAAGCTGTGCCGCCGTCTGTTTGTGTTTGTACATTTGGTGTAGCAGCTTGTCCTACAAGTGGTGTTGAATTTATAACATGTGTTGTTATTCTTTCAACACTGTTTACACTATATCTTTCCATTCTATTTAGATTAGTATGATATAAATCAAACTCTGCTCTAGAATCAGGTGCTGTTTTAAAGTCATATGTATAAATGCTAAGTGATTCTTCTCTATTGTTATATCCAACACTATCTATGTCAGCCGGAGTACCAATCGGAGTACCAGCAACTGTAACTGCATCAGCTGTAGTAAATACTCCTGTTACATTTGTTAGATAGACAAATAAGCCATTTGTACTGATTGCAACCTCAGCTGTCACACCCGGAGTTGCACTTGTTACAGCATCTCCTGCTGTTACACTTACACCCGTTGGCATATGAAGAATCAATTCTGCTGTAAATACCTTAGCAGGATCAACCATATCTTGAACAAGCGAAACTCTATCAGGAACTTCGTTAGGATCAGCGCCTTCAGCAATTAGTCCATACTCACCGTAACAACTTGATCCTGTGATTGATCTAATCTCAGAACCATTTTTACTATAGTAAGAAGTCCAGCAATAGTATGTAAACATACTAACCATTTCTGATAAGGCTCCGTTTACACAAACAAGTCCGTAACCTAAGTCATTAATTTGCGTAAAGTCATTACCTAACATACTTCTGTTACCAGCTGTCTGCATTGTAATATCGATTGGGGTAGCTAGAGTAGCATTGTCTAGATCAATACCGTTAATGGCACTGGTTATTCCGCTAAAGCCTATACCACCGTTAGAACTAGGATCTAATATAATTACAGCAGTACCTAATGATTGGTCATATGCTGTAATAGCATTGATTTGGAAACGTCTACCTTGTATATAAAATGCACTTGGTGTTTGTGGACGTCTAATAAACAGCCCTTGTCCAGGTAAACTCTTAATATCTAATCTAAATGCATCACCTGAAATTTTACCTGTAACCTGTACAGCCATATTACCAGCAAATGCATCAACAAACAATCCACCTCTAAATGCTTGTTTGTTAAGAGAAGCACTAAAGCTTGATCCAGTTTGTATATAAGGAGAACGTGTAAGTACTTGTCCTTCAGGATCTAGTACACCCATAAATCCACCGTGTTCTTTAACTGTGATGTTACGTAGAATTGTACCATCATTCATTAAGAATACATCCATGTCTTTGTTGTTCTTAGCTGGATTATATGCAGCATCAAACGCAAATTTTATAGAGTCAATTATGTTTTGTATAACAGTAAACGGTGTTTCAACTTGTGTCCAATATTGATTCTTTTCAGTAGCATCAAACGCAGGACCACTTCTATGCGAAGTGTTTGCACTATACCAATTAAAGTTCCCGCCTTCGTAAAATCTAATTACTTCGTAGGCTTCGTATTTTACATCTGTTTCCCATAAGTCAGGAGTAATATCTCCGTAGAATACATCAGCATTTTGATAAATCCTTGCACTGTCATATAATTCTGCTGGATTTTGTCCAATCCATATATTGTCAAACATTGTAGGAATATGATCCAATGCGTTGGAAATTTCAGTTTCTATACCTGCATAAGTTGTAGAACTTTCAAATAGTAAACCTTGTGCTTCTAGTGTAAATTCTAATCCACCTCTTACAAGATCTCGTGCAATTAAATCTACCATATTACCAATTAGAGCCTTAAAATCAGCTCTTACATAATTACCGTTTACTGCTGTAAAATGTTGATCTTGTAAATATGCATCAACTTGTTCTTTTATAAATTCTTTATTATCTGTAAACACAGTAGCATATGTATTCCAGTTACCTATATTTGAGAAACCTGGTCCTACATTTTTAGTTGCTGCTGGATTTCTCAAATAGTGTCTACCAAAATATCCGTCAGTATTGCCAGTTAAAGGATTTACATATGCAACGCCATTGTCAACAGTAGCAACATTAAACGATAACAAATCACCGCCGCCTGCGCCTAGTGCAGAATCAGGTATACTAATTGTATCTCCTACTCTCCAGTTCTTTCCAGAATCAGTAACTGTAACTGTTGCTGCGCCGCCCACTGCGACAACTACTGTAAAGACCGCATCTTCGCCATATCCTAAGGTTGTATATAAAGTAGAATCAACTGTATATGTACCAGGAGTTCTATTAGCATCTGCACCATCATTAACAAATGTACCTATAGTACCTATGTTAGATATACCTACAACTAATCCATCAAATTCATTATCTCTATAATAGAATAACTCTGCAAGTGGTGATTGTGATACTCTATCTCTAGGACGTATAATACTTCTTCTAAATTCATTACCTACAATAGATACATTCGGCGGAACTCTTATCGGATAGTCTTCGTCATAAATCCCTGATTCAATTATAATTGATATTTGCTTCTCTTGTACTTGGTTACCGTACTCTAATTCTTCATCAGGTAAAAAGTCAATCGGTTCATATAATTCAACTAATGCAAAATCAAACGGATCACTGTTTCCAGCATCTTCTTCTCTTACATAATCAATAATACGTCCTAGAGCACCACTTGTTTTACCTCTAATAAGTTTACCTGGAATGATATCTGTATTAGTAGGATCTGCCTGATCAACTCTTGACGATGTACCTTGATCAATATTAATTTTATAATCTGTAGAACCATCGATGATTATAGGAGCAGCAAATACACCATTTTGTACAATATCAAGTATAACATCAAATTTATCAGCAATCGCAGCTACAGCAAGGTTATCAGGCTCGTAGTTTGTGTCTATAACTTGGTCGACACGACTTTGTGTCGGAAGCGGAACTGCTGTATTATTAATAATATATTGTGTAACAATTTGTTTTAGGTATTGCATTGCTGCTACAGTTTGAATCAACTGTTCGCCTACTGCTCTCTTACCACTAGTTGTGCTATAATATCTAAGTCCTGCTTGTCTTGAAAGGAAGTTAGCAGTATTACCTCTAAGAATATCTAGCCCAATACTATCTAGTATTAAACCAACGTCAAGTTCACATCTTGCTCTATCATAATTAAATGCAGGGAATTGTGCATCAGTATATGCTATAACTTCTTTTTGTAAAAATAATTTATTCTTTTCTAGTAACACTCTTGCATCGGCTCTATCTGCCACTGGTGCTTGCATGCCTGAGTTTAAAACAGTTGCAGCAGTTTCAAAATTATTATATGTAAGAGTTTGCATATACGGACCAGGCTCTCTAGGAGCAGCGATCATAATTTCTTCAGCTTTTCTACATGCTGCATTCACAGATCTAAAGGCTAGTTGTAAACTAGATCCTTCCTTGCCGTTTGGTGTGTTTTTCTGTAAATCGTCGCCTTGCTCGCTAACATAAAGATTAACTTGGCTTTCGCCTGATAGTTGATCTACATATAATTTTGTTGCGGCTTGTAAGTCATCTTGTCCGTTAGGAATACCTACACCTTTAAATGATCCAGGATGATCAGAAAGGAATAATGCTCCGTCCATCGAATCACCTTGTCTACGTACTGCTGCCTTTCTTGGAATAGCAACACTCTTTAACCAGTTACCTGGTAAGGTTGCATCATAGTCTTGGTCTACAAGAGTTAATGTGCCAGTGCCTGTAGTAAGAATATATCTAGTGCTACCAGTTTGTGCATCAAGTTGAGTAGGGTGAACTGTAAGGGTATTTTCATCTTTAATTCTAATAAAATAAACTGCGTCTTGTGCAAGGGTACCACCAGCGCCTGTTTCAGAATTTAAAAATGTTGGCATATCACCAGTACTAGAGAATATCCAGCCTGATCCTGTATAATTATCTGCTAATCCGTGTGCTGTAACAGTTAAGTCACCACGTAAATCACCAGCACCAGTTGAAATCGAGTCAACTGTTATTGTATATTGTGAAATTGTTGTAGGTTCGTCTGCAAGTCTTAAACCACCTATAGTAAGTTTAGGTTCGTAAGTAGCATCTGCATAACGCTTATTAATCGCCAAGTCGTCAATTGTAAAGTTAGAACCATGAATACCATTAAGAAGTGTTAGTGCATCTTCCGATACCTCTATATTTCCTATAGCAAAACCACCGCCATCTAACGGACCACCTAGTGTAGGGCTTGTGTCTAGCTCAACATCAGAACTTGCAACACTAATTACTACTTCACCATCTTGATCAAAACTAAATGCTACTGAGCCATTACTAGTTAAGCTTCTAAGCTCTATAGCATTACCTGCTGGATTGACTACTGGAATTTTAGTTTCATTACCTAGTAATGTGTTAGGTGTATCTGTAAGATCTACAAATCCAATTTGTCCACCAATGCCAAATACGGCATACAGTTCTTCAAAATTTTCATTTACTTTCTTAAAACTCTCACGTATACTATCACCAGTACCGTCATTACCCTCGGTACCAATATCTACCTGTTGCTTGGCCATAATGTGCCCCCTTTATATTTTACAGTTGCGGTATATTCTCCAAGTCAAAATTTACACTTACTCCACAACCACATGCGGATTGAGCATTAGGATTGTTTATTTCAAAGTTAGATCCTACTAAACTAGTTACATAGTCTACTTCGGTACCTATCAAAAACATCATACTATCGACTCCAATAATAAAGCTATAATTATTTTCAGTTTTTATAACTTCGTCGTCTTCGTCCATATCAGATGGTAATTTAACAGTTCCCCATTCGTATTCAAACCCTGCGCATCCACCGCCTTTGATGTTAAGACTTATTCCGTAACAATCATTTTCGTCACATAATTTTTCAATTTGTGCTTGTGCAGTTGGTGTTAGTGTACATATTGACATTGCTATTCCTCACTATTATTTATGGCTATTTTTTATAATCTTAATGTAAATATACTTATGTATTTAGGTAAGACACAGAAAAAAACAAAACACATTCGTAAAAGCAAAAGCGGTATAGAACACGCATATCACCGCCATAAGACGCTGATCTTGTTACGCTGTGACAACTGTGATGCAGAATTTACTAGAGAACGAGGATCAATGGATCCTAAGCGTTTAAGTAATTCTTACTTTCACGTATGTAAGAACTGCGATAGTAAGAAATTTGCTCAAAAGATGGGTGTTACTAAGAAGCAAGTCTGGAACATGAGTGCTAGTTCAGACTTGCCTATTAGTAAACTTTAGTTACGATAGATTGTATATGCACCATATGCAATAGCACCATATGCTATTAGCTTTGCAAAAGGTGAAAATATAATTATACAAGCACCTACTGCTATCATTACTGCACCGTCAATACTTGAACGCTCTTCCATTCTATCTTTCAGCCATTTCTTTATCATTTTAAATTCTCCTTAGATAATTATATTTAATACAATTTCTCAAAGGAGTAAAGAAAATGTTAACATGGTTGGGAAAACTACTAGGCATTACGCCAGCTGATGCACCAAGCGAACCAACACCGGTTCCAGCACCAGCACAAGCGCCAAAGCCTAAGGCTGAAAAGAAGCCAGCAGCTAAAAAAGCAGCACCAAAGGCGAAAGCAGCACCGAAGCCAAAAGCAGAAGCAAAGCCAAAAGCTGAAAAGAAACCAGCAGCAGCTAAAAAGCCAGCGGCTAAGAAAGCAGCAAAGAAAGATGACGGTTTAGACGCAATGAATAAACGTGATCTACTTGCAATGGCCAAAGACAAAGGTGTAAAAGCCAACGCTAGTATGAATAAAGAAGCAGTGATTAAAGCTCTTAGGGCCTAATTCGCAACTTAATATTAGCAATTTCACTATCTTGACGAGCAGCTTTACGTTCTAATACGTTAATAGCTGCTCGTTGTTTTTTGACTTGATTCTCTAAACTACGCACATATGCTTGTGTAGGAATTTCTTGAGTAGAACCATCTTCCGCAATAATTTTATATGAATCTGCGCCTTGTGCTCTAAGTCCACCAGTAACTCTGTTTGGATTTTTATCCGAGGATGGGCTCTCTACTGTCTTGCCCTTGCGTCCGTACATGCTGCTTAAATAATTGCTCATCTTGTTTTCCTTCATTGTATTTATAAAGGCCAATGCTTGCTAAGTTCTTACATTTGGATTCTACCATAATGTCAGTGTACGGCAAAAAGCTTAATGCCCAGTCATTAACCGCAGTATTCCACATGTAATCTGAGTGTGCTCGCATCTTTGCTTTCTTGTAGCCTTGTTCTAGTAATGCTTGAAAGTCAGGCTTTGTGTCTGGACGTTGATCAACAAGACAGTCTTCACGGCTTACACTGTAATGTATCGCAGGGCGCACACCACGCCAGCTGTCAATGATTCTTTTAAATCTATCATCTGTTGGTTCAATGTATTCGCCTGCACTGTTACACCAGTGATGATGAATATCTAGAACCAGCGCCAAATCTTTCTCCAAACACAAGGATGCATCGATTCCCCATTTGTTTTCGTCGTTTTCGATAGTGATACAGTTACGGGCTTCGGGGGTGAGTCGTTTAAGTGCGGCTTGGATACCGGCTGGACCTTTTCTACCCGAGATGTGGACGTTGCACTTGAAGTCTTGGAATTGTTTACCGTAGCCCATGTAACGTGCAACATTGATATGATACTCGAACTCCTCAATTGACCGCTCTACGATTTCTTCACTATCCGAAGCAAGGACTGTAAATTGGCCTGGGTGCATGGAGAGTCGAACATCGAGTCTTCTTGCTTCGTCACCAACTTTTGCGAATTCTCTTTCGCAGTATGCCACCACATCAGGGCGCTGCCAAAAATAGCTCCAGTCACGCTGGGTATAAACAGGAAGCACATCGCTACCCAATCGGACCATACGAAGACCTGGTTCAAGAGATCCAACATACTGAATCAACCTTTTGTATGACGCAATGTTATGGACCATGATGTCCCACAAGCGTTCTTCAGCAACAGTCTTAGTTTGACGGTTAAGCCATTGAACTGTTGTGCTTCGAGTATTTAGCGGACGTTGCAGGTCCTCTAAAATTTGTTTCTTAGCACGTTGATTAGGATGCATGTATTTGCAAGCAAAGCCGATACGTTCAATCATTGAATTCGTCCCATTCAATTAGTTTTACGGTGTAGTCAGCACAGTTCCAATTTGCTGCCGGACCATATTTCATTTTAGTTTTAGAAATTGCAGTTTCTGCGGAGTCTGCGTACTCGTAACCTAAAAAAGTAAGATTAGCATATACTTGGAATGTTCTAGTCATCTGTTTTTGCCTGTCCTGTCATAGTTTCTACAATTATAAAAAGCATAGTCAATACTTATAATATAGCCATAACCTTGGGATGTCAAGTGTTTATACCACCAAATAAAATCTTTTATTTTATCCAACAGGCTCACTTCTATGAACTCCATTAATTATATCATCTAGGGCTAAAATTATAATTGTAGACTGCATCCTATCTGTATCATAAAACTCTAATGCTTCTTCGGCTGCTGCATCTGCTAGTTCTCGTGTGCTGTAAACACCTACAAGCTTATGCGGTGTTTCAGATTGTATGGGAATTAATTGCACAACAAATATATTCACAGTTGTATTCATTTCCAATGCGCCTTTACCCAAGGATCGTGACAGTTATGAGGATTAGGATCTCCGTGAAACACAGCAATACTATTTCCAGGATCAATGTTAGGAGTTCCTATATTAGGAAAGTTTCTACCGCCGTTTGATTTATCTAATACAAGCCGAGGATTACCACGCATTTCCCACTTATAACTTCTAATCCATTCATCTGGCCAAAACTCGTAGCCTGAAGTAATTTTATATTTCATCCAATCTTGATCACCGTGCCAACGTTTTGAATTTGTTTTTATATCTTTTATAAAGTCAGTATACACATGTGTATGTTGACCAGTTTCTAATCTAAATACACTAGAATTAAATTTCTTGTAGTCATGTATCCGTATACGGTTAAAGTCTCTAATAATACAAAATTCACCCGGCTTGTATGTAAAAAGTTTGTCTATGTTGTCGAACACAATCATATCCAAATCTAAGAATAGTAGTGTACCTTGTATTTCTAATTCAGGATTAAAAAAGAAAGGCTTATACCACCATCCTTGTACATGTTTATTAATAGGTAAAGGTATAGTTTTTATGTTAGGATCAATACCAGTATCATCTTCTGTAAAACATACAAAATTAAAATTAAGCGTAATGTTACGCTTAACCATATTGTAAAGATTATTTACATATTGTGCTGAATATTTTTTGCCATATTTTAAACAACAAATGTACCTTGGGTTACTCATCAACAAACCTTGTTTTGGTCCATGTAAAAGGCGTAAAGATAGCACTGTTAGCACCATGCTCTGAACATTCTACAGACTCAACCCAGCAACGCCCGTGTGTCATTTCTTTTACTAGATTGTCAGCAAAGCGCCATGCATGTTCTGCAAACTTTTCTGCACCAACACCGTCTAGCTGTGTAATTTGTGCAAGACCCTTTGTCTCAAGTTCTAGTAAGTCGGTTTTCATTGGATCATTGATGTCAATTACTGTCTTGTGATCAAATGTATCTTCGAGCCACGCCTTTAGTGGTTTTAGTCCACCAAAGTCTACGCCCCAGTTACGATGATCTAAATCATTACATCCAAATGTAAATTTAAATGCTAAACTGTATCCATGTAAAAATCTGCAATGTGAATGATCTGCGTGTGGTTGACGAAACACTGCTGATAGTCCAATGTTATGTCCATACGTTTTAGTCGAATAGTAGTTACCCATAGTTATCTCCTTGGCTAATGGAGTGTGCGGAATGTTTATAGTGGGGACGAACACGAAGTCCACTTATTGCTTTAATTATATACTATATAGCACATCATGTCAAGTCCTAATTAACTTTAGATTGAATAAATACAGTAGACGTAACCGTGAGGAGTAGCGAAATGCCAGCAGCATTTTATGATTTTTTTAGAAAAATAAATTTGAAATATATAGATGGATCAGCAGTTATACAACCTGATTTTTCAGTTGAAGCAGATTCAACAGTAGACGAACTTAATATTATAAGAGGAGCGGGTGTTAACTTTGGTTCAGCAGATGCAGACTCATTTAAGATTGATGTAGAATATGATTTAAGTGTACCGTTAGGAACTACTGCTGTTAGATTAACAGACATAAACAATAACGTATCTGACTTAAATTTTGTTGCTGGTAACAACATTACACTCACAAGAGTTGATGCAAATAATTTACGAATTGACAGTGCTGACTTAACAATTGTTGTTAATGCAATATCAACGGCAAATCCTAGTTTAATCACAACTGCTACACCACATGGGTTATTAGACGGCGCTGTTGTAACATTTGCTGATACAGGTATTGTTACATTAGATGATAATCAATTTTATGCTGACGTTTCGAACACAACACAATTTACAATCTATACTGATTCAGGACTAACTACTCCAGTTGACGGATCAGGATTTTCATATACAAGTGGCGGTAGTATCCAAGTTGAATCAGTTGATACATTAAGTATCTTGCTTGACGTTAATATTCCTAACTCGCAAGATAACGATATTTTAAACTATAATGCTACTGAATCTAAATGGGAAAATACAAGCACGCCTACATTTGGTACTGCTACAGCAACCACAGGATTTATTGGTAATATTGATGGTAATCTTACTGGTGGAATTATAAGCGAAAATACGTCTTTAACTATATTAGATACAACTGCTGCAACTGCTATGTATACAGGTGATGTAACAGGTAGAGCAGATACAGCAGATGCTTGGCACACAGCAAGAACATTTAGTTTTGGCGGCGGTGATGTATCGGGATTCTTTACTACAGACGGTAGTGCTGATATTAATAATATACAACTTACTATTGGTGCTAACTCTGTACTATTGGGCACAGATACAGTTGGTCAGTATACTAAAAGACTAGCAGTAAGCGGCGTAGGCTTGTCAGCAACAACGCCAGAAACTGATGACGCAACAGAATATACAATTACATCAAACGCAACTGATGCTGCTACAGCTGACACTATTGTATCAAGAGATGCAAACGGCGACTTTGCAGCCAATGTAATTACTTCAGATCTAACAGGTAATGTAACTGGTAACGTTGACGGTAATTTAACAGGTGGAGTTATAAGCGAGAATACATCAAATACTATTCTAGACACTACAGGCGCTGTCGCAATGTACACAGGTGATGTAACAGGTAATGCTGATACAGCTACCGCTTTAAGTTCAGCTGTTACAGTGACGCTTACAGGCGATGTAGCAGGTACTGCAACCTTTACAAATGCAGGTGATACAGCAAGTATTGCTGCTACTATACAAGCAGATAGTGTTGCACTAGGTACAGACACAACAGGTAACTATGTAAGAACTATTACAGGTACAGCAAACGAAATTGCTGTTGCAAATAGTGGCACAGAAGATGCAGATATTGTTTTAAGTTTACCGAATGATGTTACTATTCCGAATGACTTAACAGTAACTAACAATTTAATTGTTTCACAAAATTTAACAGTAAGCGGCACGACTACTACAGTAAACTCAAATGAAGTTAACATAGGTGATAGTATAATATTGCTAAACAGTGACGAAGCAGGTGTGCCTAGTCAAAATGGCGGTATTGAAATAGAGCGTGGCACTGCTGATAATGCAAGATTTATTTGGGACGAAACAAACGATACATGGTCTCCACAGTTATTCAATACAACTTGGCAAAATACAACACTTACTGCAAGTGAGTTTATAGGTCCACTTACTGGTGCTGTTACAGGTAATGCTGATACTGCTTCTAAATGGCAAACTGCAAGAAGTGTAAATTTTGGCACAGGAGACGTAAGTGGTTCATTTACTATAGACGGCGATGATGATATCAATGATATTGTACTTACTGTTGCAGATGATAGTCACAATCATGTGTCTACAAACATCTCAGACTTCCAAGAAGCAGTAACAGACACAGTTGGTGCTATGGTAAGTGCTAACACAGAAAGTGGTGGTATTGACGTATCATTTGATGATGCTACTGACAAACTAAACTTCCAGCTTAGTACTGTTAACTTGACACTAACTAATACAGTTGGTGTAGGTGTTACAGGAAGTGCAACTATTGATCTTTCGCAGTCAACTATTAACTTAGAAACTGAATTCAACGGACAGCTACCACTAGGTACAAGCACTGCAGGAAACTATGTAGAAGACTTTTCAGTCACATCAGGTACAGGTATTAGCGTAACAGGTGAGTCACCTGCTGCTGAAGGTAACAATATAACTATTGCTGGCATCGATGCAACTAGTACAGTAAAAGGTGTTGCAAGTTTTGATGCAACCGACTTCCTTGTTTCAAGTGGTGCAGTTTCTCTTGTACACGAAGCAGTTGAAGACATTGTAGGTGAAATGGTTTCAGGAAATACTGAAGGTGGTATATCTGTAACATATGACGACACTGCTAATAAACTTAACTTTGACGTAAACAATACTAGACTTATATTTACAATGGGTGGCGCTACAGTTGCAGACGAAGTTGTTTCTCCTGGTGTTGATACTACTATTGCTATTTCAAGATCTCCAACTGTTACAGTGAGCGGTGCAGTAGCAGGTACAGTCGAACTTACTAACTTAGGTAGTGCATCTCTAACAACCACAATGACATCAAATCTAGATGATATAAATGATGTAAATGTAACTAATCCTACTGATGGATATTTCTTACAATGGAATAATGCTGCAAGTGAATTTGTACTTGCTGCTGTTGGTGGCGTTAGTGTACCTACACTAGATGATGTTTTAACACAAGGCGCTACAAGTGCTTTAACAACTACGCTTTCAAATACAACAGGCAGCGGAACTGGTGCAGGATTAGTAGTTGAAGAAGTAAGTGCCACAGGCACTGAAGTAAACTTTACTAAAAATATAGATGCTGGATCAAACAATGTTACTGCTACACAATTTATAGGTGAACATAGAGGTGATGTTGCTCAAGCAGACGGAACTACAATCATAGACGCTACAGCAGGTACAATGGATTGGACAAAACTAGCAAATGTTCCAACTCCGGTATATGCTGTAGTATCTTGTGGCACTAGTGCATTTGGTGTAGTTGAGCGTAATGGCGGTACTGTTGATACTATACCGTTTGACACAGTTGATAGTCAAAATAGTACAGACTTTAATGCAGGCACCTATACATATACTACTCCAGTTGCTGGTGTTTATCGAGTAATGATGAATGTTTATACAAAAGGTGTTGTTGCAGACGGTGGTACATTTAATGGAAACGATACTGAGTATTTTATTAGAACACAAGAAAACGGCCAAAGTTCAGTTGATCAGTCACAAGGGCCTGTAAATAGTACAGCACAAAGTTTCTCAAGCAAAGAATGGATTTTAAGTTTAGGTGCTAGTTGCACAATCAAAGCATTATTTAAAGGACAGATCTACGAAAGATCACAAATGACAATTACTAAATTATTCTAATTCGTCAAAATCTTTTTTAATATCTTTAATGGTAGCAGTTACAATTTTTAATTTTGTTTCTGCTTCCTTTAGCAATTTGCTCATCTTGTAAATAGACCAAGTGCTCCAAAACCACCAATACACACAAGAAGAAAAGAACGCGGTTGCTATTACTATATAGAACCAGTCGGTATAATTGAAGAAGTATGATATTGCTATTGCTCCGAGTGCTATCATTGGAGCAATTCTTGCTAATACTCCCCAAAATTTAGACTGAGTTATAATTTTATTATTTAGAAATTTGCCCAAACTGTTTCCATTCTCCAGGATTACCTGTTCGTGTACAGATCCAACCTACCCATCCTGTTGGGTTTGGATTGTCGTTCCACACGATATCTCCTTTATTCCAATGTCCAGTTTTTGGTGCAGCATCAGCAGACGCCATTTTCTTATTTTGAAATTTAATTGGTCCAGCGGATGTAATATCACAATCTGGTGTAACATTAATACCTAGTTTACCCTTTACTATAGTGTC